CTAATGAATGTCTGCTAAGATACCTCGCACTTCTGCATGGTGTTTCTCTTTCATCTTTTCAAACTGGTGGGCATAGACTTTCAAAGTTATCAAAATAGTTTTATGTCCTAACAGTTTAGAGATACTTGCAACTGGTACTTCCTTGAAAATGAGATAAGAAGCGTATGTGTGTCTTAAAGTATGTGGATGGACATCTCTTTTTACCATTCTTTTCAGAGCAGTATTTGTGGCTCTATTTGACGCACCGAATAAGATACGACCCTCTTCATTCTCTTTCCAGTAATGCTCTTTAAAATTGAGTAAATGCTTAGCGACGTTATCATTAAAGGGGATCTCTCTTACAGATTGTTCATTTTTTGTAGCACTAAAATCTTGTGAGTCAGAATAGTCCCAGGTGTTAACAACTATAAAGACTTGTCTTTCAAAGTCAATATCATCCCAAGTCAACCCCATAGCTTCAGCAAACCTCATTCCACTAACCGCCAAAATATAGAGTGTCATGTGTGAAATATATTGAGGGTTCTCTTGCGTTTTTGAGATGACGTAGAGGTATTCATCCTCTTCAAGATAACTTTCAGCCTCTGGCTTTTTTTCTTTCTGAGATTTAACCACAGCCCCTTCCGTGAAATTCGATGGAATGAGCTGATCACGGACAGCGATTTTGACAGCTGATTTAATATGATAGTGTGTCCGCTCAATAGTGTCTTGTGCGTACTTAGAGCCAAACTGGTTTAAAAATTCTTGGTAGCGTACAGGGGACATCTCTTTCAGTTTAATGTGACCAAAATACTTGCTGATGTGCTTTCGGGTTTGTTCGTAGGAATTCCATGTTTTTTTAACAACGTGTGGTTTTTTATATAGCTCTGCCCAAGCCATGTAGTAGTCAAGCAGTGTGACATCATTATTTGACATGGGAGAAGTTCGAAGCTCGACTTCTCTTTCTTGTCCAGCTGCTCTTGCTTGTGCTTTGGTCTTGAAGCCACCACAAGTCGCCTCATGTCTCTCCCCTAAACTATCGCGGTAAACAACGCGGTACTCATAATATTTACCCCTTTTTCTAACTGATGCCATTTGTTTTTTACCTCATTTTCTGATAAAATGGGTACAAGAAAAGACTTGCCAGATTGGCAATTTTTCTTATACGATTCGCCTTACGCTCTTGGTCGCCAAACTGTCGAGCGTAGGGCTTTTTTTATTTTTTGAAAATCAATTTATAAACAGTTACTGGAGCAAAAAACAATACTCCAATGACTAATCCAACAAAAAATTCTAATATTTTTTGCTTAAGCAAGAAACTAAATGCTACTAAGACAAATAATATCCCAATTAATATTGACAAAAACGACAGAATTAGAAAAAGATTTTGCCAGAAACTGTTGGTAGTTTGAACTGGTGAAGCAAGACTATCCACTGAAGATGCAGATTTTTTCGGAATTGGAACCTTGTTTACTACTAAATCCAGTCTAAACGATATTTCTTTTTCATCCGAAATTACTTTGGTCAAAGTGTCATCTAAGGTTTTGAACTTTCCACCTCTACCATGTAAGGTTGCCTTGATATTGTAATCAGATTTGCCAACGTACCGATTTACTTTTTTAGCAATATCTGCAGGAAGATAACCGGCAAACAGCCCTCCAGCTAAGACTTTCACAGCATTCGGATCATGTGGATTTTTTGGCTCTCGTACCAAAATAATATCATTTGTCTCAAGATACTTATATTCATACACATTTGAGTATGTTTTTAAAATGTATTCTTTGATGCCTTCATCTGACATTGTCAGATAGTTATTTTTCTTAGAGAGCTTCTTCATGATCTCAAGGGCTTCTTTTTGATGATAATTGGTACCCATAAGTCTAAATGAGTCGTTATAAATCTCTGTCATGTAATCTCCTTAACTAACCAATTTATAAAATTCTTCTTGTATCATTCGCTCGCCCCAGCTGGTTGCGATTTTGTTAGTTTTTGCAAAGTACAACCAGTTAAAATCATTCGGGTCGTACTTACTAAGATATTCCTTGAGAAGTTCTCTAACCATAAATCTGTCAGCTTGATTCTCATACTGCAGTAAGCATCGAGAGTAATTGACAGGATTGTGGTTGATGTGTCCAAGTTCGTGTAATATTACCCGTTCTCGCTCAGCTTTAGTGAGTGCGGCGGATATATAGATGGTTCGTAAGTCTGGAAAATAAAGTCCAGGCCTATTCCACATATCGTCTGGATAAACAAATAATTTAACTTTGTATTCTTCTAACAGTTCATCTATCTTCACTAGCACTAACCTCCAAGGATAGTTCAATGATCTTGGTGATTTTCTCTACATCTTCATCCGAGAGTGGTTTGCCGTCGAATAAGACAACACGCTCGCGTAGGTTTGAGAGGTCGATTGTGGGAGTAGGTTCTTTTGTGGGTGTCACTTCCATACCAAGTAAGTACTCAGTTGTAATACCTAATACTTTTGCAAAAGTATCGGCACGGTTTAGCGGGAACTCTCTTGTTTTATTAAAATATCTAGAAAGTGTTGATTTGGCAATTCCTGTACGACGGGCCAACTCACTCATTGAGATATTCTTTTCTCCCAATTTATCCATCAATATTTGGATTATTTCTTCATTGGTCCTCATATTTTTACTCCTTTTTCAATTTGAATTCATTATAACACCGTTCCCAAAAAAACACAAACAAAAGCAAAAAAATAATATTTTTATTTTTTTTTGCAAAAAATGTTGACAAAACGGAACGAAAGGCATATACTAAAAATGTTCCACAACGGGAACGATAAAGTTATCAAGAAAGGAGTACGAATGAAAATAAATTTAAAACGTCTAAAAGCAGAACGTATAGCAAAAGGTCTAACCCAAGATGAAGTGGCAAACCGTATGGGCTGGAAAGACCGTGCTTTATACGCTAAACGAGAGAATGGTTTGGTAGATATCGGCGTAAATGAGTTCGCGAATATTGCCGCAATCCTTGGATTTTCAAGAGATGAATTAGGAATTTTTTTTGAAGATAGCGTTCCCGAACGGAAACTGCCCAACTAACAAACTAGAAAGGAAGAAAAAGATGTCAGGAATTGAACTCATAAGAAAACGCAATAAAACAACAAACTCTCTGAAAGAGAAAGGTTTTCTAACAGTCTACGACTGTAACGAAAAAAGAACGCTCATCTTAAAAGAAGTGATGCGGTTTCCAAGGGTTAACCCACGATGTGGCTATGCAAACAGCCATACAGTCATTGGCTACTTGGACAAACAAGGTAATGCGGTGTTTACTGCGTAGAAAGGAGAGAGAACATGGAAAGTAAATTGATCGCCAACTGGCAAAAGAAAAACTACCAGCTCAGTCAACTGATAGTTGATAGCCTCGAGGGGCTAGATGTTTGGGAGACTGTGGTGGCACTGGGAAAAATCAGAAAGGAAATGGCATGACAGTATCTAGGGAAATGAATGACTTGGAAATCAAAGTTCTCAATGCTATCAAGAATAATGCTAGTTACGACTTGCCAATCCAAGCAAGTGAACTACGGCTAATATTCAGCATTTCAAAGCGTAGCTTGGAAGAAGTGATTGAAAGCTTGCGGGTTAATTTTAATCATCCGATAGTAGCAAAGAAGACTAAGCCAAATGGATATTACCTGCCTAAGTCAGAGCATGAGAGATTGGATGGGTTGGCACCATACAGGCGACAGATTGAAACCGAGAAGAAGAATCTAGCAGCGATCATGTCGGTTAACTTGGAAAACTACTGGAATACAACACAAAAAGCCTGACGGCAATCAGGCTCAAATCTAAAGATACAAGAGGATTATACCATGAAATCAAATGAAACATCAAATGAAATATTAATAACAACAGACTATAGCATTTTTAGTAAATTAAGTAATCGAAAAATCACAGAGAATAGTAAGTTAGAGGATGAACTTCTTTCACAGGGGCAACGTCAACCAATTTTGGTAAATGATAAGTTACAAGTGATTGATGGTCAACATCGCTTGTATTATCTCCAAAAACATCGTAAGCCAGTTCGCTACATCATTGATCCGACCGCAGACTTCAAGACGGTTATTTCAATGAATACCTCCGCAGTGAATTGGGGGTTACGTGATTATGTCTATTCTTACTCATTAGAGGGTGATACCGAATTCATAAAACTAATGAATTTTTTAGAAGAAAATGATTTATTGAGCGATAAGATGGTAATTACTGCGGGTGCTGGTCGTAGAGACGGAACAGGTACTCAAGTTATTACAAGACTAAAAGATGGTGACTACATTTTTTCAAATGAGAAACAGCTAAGAAGTTTTTGCAAATTTTATGAAAGGGTATTATCTGAAACAAAATTACCAAATAAACCATTTCTACAATCTGTGCTTTGGACTCTTTATACAACTTCAGTATTTTCTGAAGATAGAATGCTATCCCAACTAAAAAAATCAAATGTGAATAGTGAAACTATTGAAGGATATTCTAAAAAACGACTCTTATTACTCTTTTTAGAAACATATAACGGTCGATGGAGTGATGATCATCCTTCTGTTATTCAATATTTCATTAATCGAAAGGGTGCATTAGTGATTCCAAGTTTGCCTAAACAAGATTAGGTTGGAGGACTGCATGAATGATCTAATGATTCAAATGTTGGACCAGTTTGAAGCTGGGCTAATGGATAGAGCGTTAAAGGTCATGCACGTTGTCATGGACGAAAAACGACGATATCCAATGGAACTCAACAAGTCGCAATGTGCCGAGATGCTCTTAGGAACAAAGGATACAGGGAGTTTTGATGCACGATTTAATTGTCACAAAGATTTTCCACGTATTCCGAATGCTCGCGAGAAGTACCCTCGTGATGCAGTAATTGAATGGTACCACAATAATTGGCAGAGGACAGTGATATGACAGAAGAATTGATGTTGACAACTGAACAAGGTTTGGCACTTATTGCTATTTTGACCATAATCTTAATCTGGCTGATCCGTAAGCCGATGAAGATTGAGATTGAAGTCAAAGAGCCTGTCGTGGAAGAAAAGCAACCAGAGAGGAATTTGAGATATCTTCAAATCCACAGATATTACGGAGGATAGAATGAAATTTTGGGACATGATGAAAAAGTTTTTGAGTGTGGATGAAGAGGAATATACCCCTCAAAGCCAACATGAGTTGGAGCGGGAGCTAGCATACGAAAGGTATAGGGTCAAGGAATTTAAGAAATTGGCAGACCTGAAAGAACAGGAATGTATCGGTAAAGCTAAGCTAATCAAAGAACTATATAGACGGATTGAGTATTTAGAGAAGGTTAACAGATGCCAAGCCGAGCTATTAGCAGATCGTGAGGTCTAGCTATGGTCTGGATTGTGGCGAAGAAAACCAAGACCAAGCGTGGTTATAGATTTTACCAAAAACGGTCATTTGATACCTGGCAGAAGGCTAGAATTTATCAGCAGGACTTGTTTAATAAAGGTGTAAATGCTGAGATGTGGGAGGAGAGAGAATGAAAAAGAAGAAAAAAGTGTTTTTTTGGTTAAAACTTGACCAAAACTTCTTCAAAAACCTAGCTATTAAGCATGCATTGAAAAGAGTGCCAGGAGGAAAAGATATTGTATTGATTTACCAAATACTCATGCTTGAATCTCTATCGACAGAAGGGGTCTTATACTACGAGGGAACTTTGCCAAGCTTGGAAAAAGAGCTTGCTGTCAAATTGGATGTCGAGGAAGAAGAAATCCAGATGACAATCGGTTATTTTAAACAAGCAGGATTGATTCAAGTAGATGACGAGCATAACGCTGAAATGTTGCAAGTTCCAGCTTTGATGGAGCAGGAAACAGATTGGGCTAGGTACAAACGCGAACAAAGAAAAGCTCTAAAATTGGACAATGTCCAACAGGTGTCCAACAGGTGTCCAACAGAGTTAGAGATAGAGATAGAGTTAGAACAAGAGATAGATATAGAGAAAGAGATAAAGTCAGAAGTAGATATTGTTAAAACTGCTACTGAATTAAATATTTACGAATATTATCAACAAAGAATTGGTTCCTTGGACGGCTATCAGTATGAGAAACTAAAAGATTACTTAGATATTGATAGGCTTGAGCCTGAACTTGTCAAGAGAGCTATTGATAGAGCAGCAGATAATGCTAAGCGCAACTTTGGTTATGTCAATGCGATTTTGAAGAACTGGGCCCAGAATGATATTAAGACCATTGTCCAACAGGACGAGGAGCAAAGGAATTTTGTCGATAGGAAAAGCAGTTCTTTTCAAAATGGAAATACTTCACAGCCTAGAAAGACCAACATTCCTGACTGGGCCTTGGAAGAAATTGAGCAAGACAATTCAGAAGAAGCTATGCAACGGATGCAGGCTTTGAAGGCTAGAATGTTAGCTAACGAAAAAGATGAACCTGTGCCAGAATGGGCTGAAAAAGTTTTAGCAAGCCAACAAACTGCCGAGGGGCAGGCTAAGTTGTCAGATATTTATGCGGAACTGGAGGCTATGGAAAATGGTGAAACTTAAACATGGTTCAAAGCAGGATAGCCCTTTCATTCGAGAAGTACGGGTCAACTGTACAGGAATTGATATTTTTTATGGCAATGAGCGACAGGCTATGCGGTTTGCTAGTCGTGCGGCTGCTATCCATGTTTCAAGAGCCTTGAAAGATTATGGGAATTTTTACTTGATTGAGGAGGACTGAATGTACAAGCTGGATTTCGTTGTGAATGGCGGCTGGATCTTTCCGATAGGTGTATACGAAACCAAGGAAGATATCAAGCAGGCTATCTACTGGCACATCTATTCCTACTCGGCTATTCAACGCCCAGTCTTTCGGACTAGTGGTTCGGATGATGTGAATCGGGTGGATTATGGTGCTTGTGATTGTTATTTTTTGGTGAAGGAGGTTGAGAGCTGATGGATGGATTTTCGAGATTGAAGATGCTGGAGGAGTGGCAGGTGGCGAACTATCCGCTACGGATGTCTGAAAAGGCTCGGTTGATGGCTCTGTCTGATGATGAGTTTGTGGCGGAGTTGGATTGTATGGCAGTGGAGTATCATCGGACCAGATATGGAGGTAGTTGATGGCTCATGACGAAGAAATTGAAATCGGGCAGGAGATGCCTGAGTATTTGAAAGGACGGGGGAGTTGAGAGAAGCTATTTTAGAAATATGTGGGGTCAAAGAGGTTTTTGAAGTTCCACAGACACTAATGACCAAACTGTTCAGCCCTGAGCAGTCTGACCTGCTGGATCGTATCGCTGCCATCTATGGCGATAGGCAACTGGATCAGTTTCGTGACTTCTTTCAAGAAGAGGGGGCTGACCGCAAAAAGCTGAAGCAGGACTACACGCCCGATGGTGTGGCGGAATTGCTGGCAAGAGTGTCCAGAAGTGGCAAGAGCCTAGCAGACATCTGTGCAGGGACGGGCAGTCTGACCATCCAATATCTGAACTATCATCCAGATGTGGAGTTTGTGAGGTGTGAGGAATTTTCTACTAAGGTTATCCCGTTTTTGCTGATTAACTTAGCCATTCGCAAGATTGATGCTGAAGTTATCCACGGCGATAGCCTGACACGGGAATGTTTCAATGTCTATGCTATCCAGGACGGTGTTATCAGTCAGATAGATAGTCCAAGCGACAGGAAGGTTGATGCAGTCATCTCGAACCCACCTTACTCAATGCCATGGACACCAATCAGTGATGAACGGTTTGACCTCTATGGGCTAGCACCCAGAACCAAGGCAGACTTTGCTTTTCTCTTGCATGGTTTTCATCAACTGGAAGACGGTGGCAGTATGTCGCTCATCCTTCCGCATGGGGTTCTCTTCCGTGCAAGCAGTGAGGGGGCTATTCGCCAGCAGTTACTGGAACATGGGGTAATTGATACCATTATCGGTCTAGCACCCAACCTGTTTTTGAATACAGGTATCCCAGTTGCGATTTTGCTCTTGAGAAAGGGGCGAAGTCAGAAAGATGTATTCTTTGTGGATGCCAAGGATGAATTTACCAAGGGCAAGGCACAGAACAGTTTGGATGTGGAGCATATCAAGAAGATTGCTGCAGTAGTGTCCTTGAGAATGACAACAGAGCGGTTTTCTTACCTAGCTGACTGGGAGAAGCTTGTCGAGAATGGTTTCAACTTGAATATTCCCCGCTATGTCGATACTTTCATCCCTGAAGAAGTCCAACCCTTAGGGGTCATCTTGAGGGAGTTGATAGAGATTGACAGGGAAATTGCTGAAACAGAGCGAGAGTTTGCAAGATTGTTTGGGCAACTGGTGGCGACAGATCCAACCGAGCAGGAAGAACTGGAAAGCGACCAGCAGTTACTGTCTAAGTATGTGGACAAGCCTAGCTCTTCCGAGTTAATCAAAGAAGAAAGCGAGCAATTAACATTATGGTGATGAAATTAACCAAAATCACAGAACTAGCAAGCATAGAGCGGGCGAGTGGCAAGGTTTATCCTGCTGGCTGTACCTTGATACAGGTCAATGCAACCAATGGACAAGTGCTTTACCATGCTGAAGAGGCAGAAGTGCCTGCGAAGTATGCAGTCGTCACTGCAAATGACACGGTGTTGCCTAAGTATCTCTATCACATGATTTCTTTCCAAGCTGATGCCTTCTTCCATGCTATCCAGACAGGGCTGAATATCCAGATGGATACCCTGAACGAGATGAAACTGAAAATTCATACGGACTTGGAGAAGCAAGCGGAAATTGTGAAGCATCTAGATGTGATTGAGAAGATGGAAGCCAAGGAAGAGGCAACCATAGAATTATTAAAACAAGCAAAGCAGACGCATCTGAGTGAGATGTTTGCAGGGTAGGAGGAAACAGATGAATAAACAAGAAGTAATTGAAAAATACAGAGCTGGGTTTGTCGTACACAGCGATAAGCACCGTATTTGCGCCGAAGAGTGGATTTTGGATAAGGACAACACTACAGAATCTGAGCTGAGATTTCTGGGCTATGATGCGAATCTTTATCCGTTCCCCGAATGGACAAAATTTAACCCTGAAAAAGACTTCGAAGTTAACCGAGTCCGAATTGCTAAGAGGGTCACAGCTGATTTTAAAGGAAAGGTGTATTTGGATAGCGTTTGTATTAGTGATATTGAATTGGAGGAAGCATCTTGAAATTCCTAGACCTATTTGCTGGCATAGGTGGTTTCCGTCTTGGTATGGAACGTGCCGGTCACGAATGTGTCGGATTTTGTGAGATAGACCAATTTGCCAGAAAGAGCTACAAGGCGATACATGATACGGAAGGAGAATTTGAATTCCATGACATTACAAGAGTCACAGATGAGTCTATTCGAGGAATCGGACGTGTGGATGTTATCTGTGGAGGATTTCCGTGCCAGGCTTTCAGCATTGCTGGAAAGCGAGCAGGATTTGAGGATACTAAAGGGACTTTATTCTTTGAGATTGCTAGGTTCGCATCTATTCTCAGACCTAAATATCTATTCCTTGAGAACGTCACAGGACTTCTCAACCACGACAACGGAAATACATTCGAGACCATCCTCGGAGCGTTGGATGATTTGGGGTATGATGCGGAATGGCAAGTGTTCAACAGCAAGAATTTTGGAGTCCCCCAAAACAGAGAGCGGGTGTTTATTATCGGACATCTTAGAGGAGCAGGTGGACGAGCGATATTTCCTTTCGGAGGAGATGGTCCAGCGATTGTACAAGACAAGCAAGGCGTAGTCGTTCAAGTTGGAAATTTGCTTGATACAGATAGTTTTGGAGGCAATCCGCAAGTAGGTCGTGTCTATGATCCAAACGGCATCTCTCCTTGTCTCAATACGATGCAAGGTGGTGATAGAGAGCCTAAAATCATCCAACGAGGCCACGGATACAATCAAGGTGGAGAACACGATACAGCACCTACATTAACTAGCAATAGCTGGCAGGAAAACAATCATTTGTTAGACGGCTATCGTATCCGCAAACTAACCCCTCGCGAGTGTTGGAGGTTGCAAGGTTTTCCAGATTGGGCCTTTGATAAAGCCCAGGCGGTAAATAGTAATAGCCAGTTGTACAAGCAGGCTGGCAACTCGGTCACGGTTAATGTGATTGAGGCGATAGCAAAACGATTGGAGGATACAGATGAATAATAAAATGAGCACAAGAGAACAATTACTGGCAGTATTGTTTGTATTCCCATTAAGCTTTATCTTATCGGGATTGGTAATACAATATGGATGGAATAACATCTTAACAACTTTAGACGGAGTACCAAGTATAACACTAGCACAAGCGATAGGCCTTGATATACTGGTCAGCTATATTATTGTTAGCGGTGGACGAAAGGAAAATGATTATGACTTTGGCGAATTATTGTCAAAAGTAATCGGTACACCTATTTTTACATTCGTTCTACTTTGGATTGTCACACTATTTTTGTAGAGGGAAAAAAAATATGAACAAACAGGAAGCGATTGAGAAGTTAACAAACATAGCAAATGGTACTGGTTGGGTTACTTGCACGTCAGCATGTAACATCATCTCCCAAATCCACGAACCACAAACGGTTGTGGTGCCGAAGTTTGTGGCGGAGTGGATTGAAAAAACTAAGTCCTTGGGTTGGTCGTTTAAAGTCGCTTTAAATAACCCAATAGATAGTGTTTATGGATGGTTAGCCAATAGAAATAATCAAGAAACCTTCGCCCGTGCCTGGCTGGATGGATGGTTACGAGATTGAACGGGAGAAGTTGTACACAGTGGAGATACCTGACCCAAATTGCCTAGATGTTGTCACATTCTTGTGTAAAGAAAATGGAAAGGTATTTATTGGAGGTGATATCTTTTGGGATGAGCTACCCAATTATAACTGGAAAAAAGAACCAGAAAATCAACTCACCGAATCCGAAATCAAACAGGATTTTGAGTGGGCGTGGCAGTTTAGGGAAGAGGTGTAGTGATGAAAGAAAAAAAGAGCCGTTTAGCTCTAGTCGAAAATGTAGTTGTAAAGTTGGACGACTTTTTGAAAAGTCCAAGTGTCTAGTTGGGTGATTTTACTAGCATTTCGTGCCCTGAAATCAAAGGTATAGAGCTGCATTGGATTGACAGCCCCATCTACCTTGTCAGAATGGATAGGGACAGATAAGCCACGGCTTTCCAAAGCTTTTGCCCCGTGAGTGATGGGGCAGACGGCAACAAATCCTGTCATCTGGCTGTACTTGTGACTGGAAACGACAAGGGCAGGTCTGCGTTTCTGGATTTCTTTTCCAAGTGATGGGTCAAAGTCAATCCAGATGATGTCTTGTTTTTGTGGTATGTAATTATCCTTCATTGTCAAGCAAGACCACTCCTTCAAAGTCGTTGTCCATGATGAATGGCTCCATAGTATCAAATGGATTTGGTATTTTAGGTGCAAGCACGATAACATCATCAATGCCCTTGTAGACAATGAATTCCTTGCCTTCATCAACGTTCAATTCTTTGGGGATGGTGATGGCAAGCGAGTTACCAACTTTACGTGTTTTAACAGTATTCATGATATGTCCTCCTGTTTGTGTATACTAAGTATATACAAAATAAAGAAGGAAGTCAAATAGAAAGAGGTAACTAATGATTAAACAAACACTTGCAGAATGGAAAGCTGAAGGCGTAAAGCTTTTTGGTGAAGATGTAGAGAAACATATGTTTAAATGCCCAAAATGTGGCAGAGAAAACAAAGTCAGCGAGTTTAAAAAGTACACTGCCAGTCCAGATGATGCAGTATTTAATTGCATTGGCAGATATAACCCGAAAATTGGATGCAACTGGGCAGCTTATGGCTTATTTGGAACGTTAGGAAAAGGCAGAGTCGTTATTCTGCCAAATGGAAAAGAAACAGAAGTATTTGATTTTGGGAGAGGAGGAATTTATGACTGAAAAACTAGGCGTGCTACTGGTCGATGTGCCAGAGCCGAAGCGATTTTACTATATGTACGTAATGGATATAGAAATTGGCGGAAAGACTGTATACACAACAGACGAATCAGATGACCGGGAAGATGTAATAGACGACGCTTATAAATGCATCCAAGAAGAAGCTAAAAAATACCCGCAATTCCGTTGGGTAGCGTTGGAGGATTTGGAATGACCACAGCAGATAAAATCAAATACATCCTACAAAAGACAGGATGGACGAGGGACCAATTTGCGACCGAGATGGGTGTGACGACTCTATCTGTTTACAAATGACTAGACGGACGACCACCGCGACAACGCATGTTGGATAAAATAGACGAGCTATACGAGCAAACTAAAGATACAAAATCTAAAGTACTAGCACAACGTGGCAAGATACGTATTTTGTACCCGTATTATAGCCATCAGCGACAGCCGTGGGAGAGGAGATAATAGATGATCAACAATGTTGTTTTAGTCGGTAGATTGACGAGGGACGTAGAGCTACGTTATACACCGTCTAATCAAGCCGTTGCGACTTTTACTTTGGCGGTTAACCGCAATTTTAAAAATCAATCGACAGGAGAGCGGGAAGCTGACTTTATCAATTGCGTTATTTGGAACAAGCAGGCTGAAAATTTAGCCAACTGGACCAAGAAAGGTCACTTGATTGGTATTACTGGACGAATCCAGACCAGAAGCTACGATAACCAGCAAGGGCAACGTGTTTACGTTACTGAGGTAGTTGCTGAGAGCTTCCAGTTATTGGAAAAGCGTGATAATACGGCAAATTATTCAAGCATCGAAGAGCAGATGCCACCAGGGCTCAGTGGTCAGCCGATGGATATTGACGATGACGGATTGCCGTTTTAGGAGGATATGATGAAGAAACGGATTAAAATGAAAAAGCAAAAAGCAGCATATAAAATTCCAAAACAAATCATTCGCTTGGCAAGAAGATGGACGGAATTGGACAGCGAGATAGTTTTCATGGCTGAGTTTCGAGATATTGAAAATGGTCATTATCCGAAAAAGCTTGTGGAAAATTGCATTCGTAAATACAAAAGAATAAACGTTTTTCTGGATAACATTGAAGGCGATGATATGTTCCGATCTAATTTTTTTATTTGCCATGGTGCTTACGGAGATGAGCAATTTGACGGAGAATACTGTGATCAATCTTGTGGTTATTCTGGAGATGATTACCACGGTGTCTATTACTATCCGATAGGCGAAAATCTATATTTTGCCCATAATTACGAATGTTAGGAGAAAACAATGAACACTGAATTAATGAATGAACTAAAAGAACTGCTCGGCTTATTTCCAAGGTCATTTATAAATGCGAATCTGGAAGTGATACTGATTCCAAAAACAAACACGTATTTTAGTTTGGAAGGAGTACAATCACGAAGAGACATCACCGCAAAATTATTGATGTGGTGCAGTAGGACAATAGTAAAAGGTCAACCGTTTCGTAGTCAGAAAAGGAATAACATATTTAGGGAAGTTATCAAAAAAACTTTCAATTATTATTTAGGCACACATTTTTCAGATGAAGATATAGCTTTGATTTATCAAAGACTAGGCAATGGAATCAATCCAGAATTGGCTTATAGATTTATTGATAGCGGTTTTGATATGGAGGTGTTGGATGACGACCAACGTTGTTCAATTCATTCCAAAGTATGATATATGTCACGAATGCTACAAGAGAAGAGCAACAAAGTTGTGTGATTTTATAATTGGTCAGACAGGAATAACATTCTATCGAAGTTTCAGTTTATTTAAAAATCAGCAACCAAGGTTTCTTACTTGTGACAAGCCGCTCTGCGACAGATGTTCCAACAGATTTCACGGTATGGATTTATGCAGGAGTCACAATAAAAAAATTACAGGAGGTATTAAATGAGTTTTAATGGAATTAGATTGTTACCAGACTATGGATGTAAGCTTGAAATTGATGTAGTTCAGTTGCTCAAAGAAAATGAGTTCCTGAAAGATGAACTTTACAACCGTGCATACAAAGACATCGAGCGACAAGAAATTGAAATCGAGACCCTAAAAGACAAATGCGTGGACCTCATGCTTGAAAATGCAGACTATGTCTGGGATGAGATGGCTAGAGAAACAGCCAAGAAAAGGGCTAATAATAGAAAATGGAGGGCGAAATGATTACAATTCAGCTTGATGAAGAGTTATTGACAGCACTTATTTTTACAGCAGCTCAAAGCTCATGCGGTTTCAATCGAAACACTTTGCAGGAGAATCAGTTGTGGCATTTACATTGTTGTGACTATAACGAGCCAGTCTATGAAGTGGCAAAGCAAATCAACCTTGATGACATTCAAGACGAAAGCTACAGAGCCTATTTTCAAGAAGTAAGGGCGAAAGGTGATAAATATTATTCGGAGGAACTATGATTTTACTTGAAATTATTAAATTCTTGTTAGCAATGATTGTGATTGCATTCCTGTTGGTTGTGTTAATCGCAATCATCATGGGAGCTTGGGAGACTTATAAGAAGCATGAACAAAAGAATCAAGAAAAAGAAAGCTAAGCAGGAAGAGTTGAGAAGACAGAAAGAATTTGAACAGCTGAGTCGATTTTTGAATGAAAATGATATTTTTCTTGAACAGATTGCCCGAAATGTCGCTATCTGTTGTGCACAAGTGATTGATGGATTATCCAAAGCAGTCATTACATTTGCAGAGGGAGTAGGAAGGTTGGTAAATTCTATTGATTGTAGCAGAATTGGACACGAAGAAGACGATAGAGAAAGCAGAGAGTACTCTTGAAAAGTACAAAATGTGGCGAAATATTGCTAACGATTTTCAGGAACAAAAGATTACTCAGCAATACACTTTTGAGCCTAGACAAAGTGTTTCAAAACCAAATCAACAAGTTGAGAAATTGGCCCTTAATCATGTCGAGGCAGTTAATGAGCTAGAAGCCATAGAATATTCGGTTTCACATATTTTACAGCCAGAACTAAGATTGATACTGATTTTTAAATACCTCAAACCATATCCAACACCCAGGGAAGAAATCATGAAAAAAATCGGTTATGAGGAAACTCGCTATCATGAATTGCTCAATTTAGCATTGATTTCATTTGCAGAGATTTATCGTAAGGGCATCTTACTAGTTGAAAAACGGAGTTTGGGCGGAGTTTGAGCGAAGTTTAAACGGATTAAGACCGCAGGAAATATACAATTTTCAATGCTAAAATAGTAGTATGAGACAACAGGAACTAGGCAGGCATTGACCTGTCTTTTTTATGATTGGAGGTGAGCAAGTGCGGTCTGTTGAACCTATTCGGAACGTTGATGATATCGAACGTATCAAAGATTATCTGAAAGAGAGAAACGAGCGAGATTATATCTTGTTCATGTTTGGGATTTACTCTGGTATTCGGATCAGTGACTTCCTTGGCCTTAAAGTCAAAGATGTTAAAGGGGATAGGGTGTTTGTGGTCGAGAAGAAGACCAAGAAAGCCAAGCCATTTGCCATCAATCCAAAGCTAAGAAAAGCCCTAAATCAATACATAGAAAATAAAGAACTGAAAGATTATGACTTTCTATTTCCAAGTAGAAAACGCGACAAACGTAATGGTGTTCAGTTCGCCCCAATCCAACGGAAGACAGCGTGGGAGATTGTCAAGAAAGCTGGTCAACATATCGGGCTGGAAAACCTTGGTAGTCATTCCATGAGGAAAACATTTGGATATCATTACTATATCCAGACACATGATGTGGTCACATTACAAAAAATATTCAACCACTCAACTCCAACAATAACCCTGATTTACATTGGTTATCAGCAGGATGAATTGGATGAGGCAATACTGACGTTTGACTATTGAATGTAACAAAATAAAAGCATGTTACTTTCATTTTTTTAGAATGCGGTTGAAGTCTTGAAGTATCTAGCTTAGAGTAGATTATAGCGAACGTAACAGAATATAAGATATGTTACTTTCAACAGGCGTTTCAGGAGGTGAAAAATGGCTGAAACTAGACCAGACAGAAGCGGTCCGCATCGGGTAGCTTTTGAGAAAAACAAGAAGATAATTCTTAAGACAAGAAACACATGTGGAATCTGCGGAAACCTTGTTGATAAGTCATTAAGTTATCCGCATCCATTAAGTCCTGTGATTGACCATATCATCCCTGTCAATCGCAACGGACATCCATCAGATATTAACAATCTTCAGCTTGCTCATTGGCAATGCAATCGGCAGAAGTCCGATAAACTATTTGCTGACGATAAGGTAAATGGAGCGAAAGTTGTTGGCAATCGAAATTTACCACAAAGTATGAATTGGACGAAGTACCGAGGTTGAGAACATAGGGGGGTACCACCCTCCCCACCGCCTCGGCAGAGCTTCACGCCGTCACTGTGCATTTTTTCTCGTGCCAAAATCGAAAGGAGACCAGATTGGAATACAAAGGTATTGGATACCTCAGACGAAAACTAAACGAGGTTAAACCTCGAGTGGAGATGAGGTACAAGCAGTATGCTATGCAGCATAGAGATAGTTCGTTTGGAATTACCATTCCACCAAATATCCGTCAACAGTATCGGTCGGTCTTGGGCTGGTGTGCGAAAGGTGTGGATAGTTTAGCAGACAGATTGGTTTTCCGTGAATTTGACAATGACCAGTTCCAAGTCAATGATATTTTTCAGCAAAACAATCCAGATGTGTTCTTCGATTCGGTGGTCTTGTCGTCCTTGATAGGTTCATGTAGTTTTGTCTATCTGTCAAAAGTCGAGGATAAGGTGCGTCTGCAAGTCATTGAGTCCAGCAATGCGACAGGGATACTTGATCCAATTACAGGGCTACTGACTGAGGGCTATGCGGTCTTGCAACGAGATGATAATGGGAATCCAAAACTCGAAGCCTACTTTACGGCAGAGCAAACAATCTACATTTCGGGTGGAACTTTCACTCCGATTGCCAACCCAACAGGTCGTCCGTTACTGGTACCGGTCATTCATAGGCCAGATGCGGTTCGTCCGTTTGGTCGTAGTCGGATAACTCGTGCCGGGATGTACTATCAGTCGTATGCCAAAAGGACTTTGGAACGTGCCGATGTGACGGCGGAGTTCTATTCATTCCCACAGAAATATGTTTTGGGCACAAGTCAAGATGCGGAACCAATGGATAAATGGAAAGCGACTGTGACAAGTCTCTTGGAATTTACTAAGGATGACGATGGCGACGTCCCAAGCATTGGGCAATTTACCACGGCTAGCATGAGCCCGTTTACAGAGCAGTTACGGACTGCAGCAGCAGGATTTGCTGGGGAAATGGGTTTGACATTAGATGACCTTGGTTTTGTGTCGGACAATCCGTCATCGGTAGAGGCAATCAAAGCAAGCCATGAGAACTTGCGATTAGCCAGTCGGAAAGCTCAGCGCAGTTTGGGCAGTGGCTTGCTGAATGTCGCCTATGTGGCTGCCTGCTTACGTGACGAATTTGTCTATCTCAGAGAACAGTTTGTCAAGACTGTTCCAAAGTGGGAGCCGTTGTTTGAGGCTGATGCTACGACATTAACAATGTTAGGCGACGGAGCTATCAAAATCAATCAGGCTTTGCCAGGTTACATCACCGCAGACACTATTCGCGATTTGACAGGCATTGTTGGAGATAGTGCGGCTAAACCTGTGATTCCAGAGGTGACGGCGAATGGAACGTGATATGTTACCAGACTTGCTAAAGGAAGTGCAGGAGAAATTTGAAGTTTCCTATGGGAAGAGTGAAAAGGTCAGAAATGCTTTTGAGGAGTTGAAAAAGAAGAGGGCGACCTATGCCACAGTAAATGATTTTGCTCTGGAGGTTGGGGACATTCTAGCAGAGGCTCTCAGTTCGTCTGTGACGGGCGATAGGTTGCCAGACGGTAAAATGTACTACAACATAGCCCAAAGGCTACTGACGGACACGCTAGGGCACAATTTCGAGCTTGTGAGTGGTTATGCTGGTCAAGTTCAGGAGGATTTGAATAGGTCTGCCAAGATTGGTCTACAGGTGCAGGTGCCTGAGGTCAATCAGGACAGGATTGATGGTCTTGTTAATCGTTTGTCGTCTGAGGATGAGTTTGATAAGGTGGCTTGGTTGTTGCAGGAGCCAATTGTTAATTTCACGCAGTCGATTGTGGACGATAGCATAAAAGCGAATGCAGAGTTTCATTACGATTCGGGGCTATCCCCACAAATTATCCGCAAAGAAGGTGGCAAATGTTGTGGCTGGTGTCGCGAAGTTGTTGGAATCTACCAGTATCCAAAAGTTCCGAAAGATGTGTATCGCAGACATCAACGGTGCAGATGTACGGTGGACTATGATCCAAAAAATGGGAAGATACAAGATGTATGGAGAAAGTTGTGGAAAAAAATAGAACAGAGTAGTAAAATTGAGGAGAGAAAAGAAATTGACAACTTTCAAAATATGAGTCAGACACGGCAAGATGCACTTAAGAAAGGCATTGATATCAATCCAATCAAACAAAAACTGCTTCCCAAGACTGAGAGCAGAATTATTAAGGATTTGGCTGGTGGAGATTTGACCAAGGGGTCGTGTTCCTCTCTTGCGTTTGCTTATATTGGAAATAAAGCTGGGTACAATGTTTTAGATTTCCGTGGTGGTGATAGTTGTAACCTATTCGCAAGAGACAGAGCAATACTTGATATCGCAAAATTAGATGGCGTAATAAGTCATATTGCATATCACACTAGCGATTTCAGAGCAATCCGTTCTTTAATTAAGGAAATGGAAATTGGGAAAGAGTATTATTTGGCAACAGGCGGACACGCTGCTATTATAAAAAAGAATGATGGTCTATTCAGCTATCTTGAATTACAAGATCCTAAAAATAACGGATATAAAACTTTAACGGATTCGGTATTGAGACAAAGATTCGGATGTAAGGCAAGTCACACCTTTTATGGACGTAAAATCGAAGTACCTAGCATGTTAATTGATATAGATACACTTGGAAGCAACGAGGAATTTCACAAGATTCTAGGATTTATTAATACGGATAAGGATTATCAACAGAAAGGAGATGGCGGAAGTGTTAGATAACTTACAAGAATTAGATATTGACAAGCGTGTTTTTTCGGCATCCACAATACCAGGTTTTAGCGACTGGTATAAAGAAGATGAGAATTATCAAGTTTGGTGGGTTGAAGAGTTAGGTACTAGAGGTCGTCATCTCTTTAGCTTTGACAAAAAGAAAATCTACAACCTCTTTGCTGACTATCCACACAATATGACAGCGGAAGAAGTTGCAATCTTTGATCAAGAAAATCCGTATTGGGCAGATTTTTTTAGTGATAGAAAATAAAAGCATTCGAGATATCGAGTGCTTTTTTGTTGCAGAAAAACAGAAAGGAGGCCCCCCGATGTTACATCACTACATCACTAAATACAAAGAAGGCGACCGCTACTATGCTGAGAGTTGGTTACAACTCGAATTATTTGGCAAGGTCTGGTGTTTTAGTTGTAAAAAAATCGATGTCACGCTGAGATTTTAACTGGAAAGGAGATGCCATGAATAAACGAATAAGAAAGAAGCGTGAACTTGAGGGCAAGGTCAAGCAACTTGAGACTATGCTTGATTATGCTATCCGTGAAGCAATCAGGCAAGACAAAGAGATTGAGGAGCTGAAACAGGTTAGCTCACGCAATGCACAGGCTACGAATTCAAGATTTGATTATCTTGAGAAGAAAGTAGCTGACAAGTTGTCCAAGAAGTCTTGGTTCAGTAGAAAGTAGGAGAAAAATGGAAAAACAAGTTATTATCTTTTTGAAAAATGGTGAAACATTATTGTTTCAGGGTGTTAATGAAATTGATTTGACCGATGAGCGCATTGCATTTGATTACTTTGGCAAGAGTACAAACCAAGAAAAAGGCGGGATGTTCTATTTTGACAATATTGCAGGTTGGTCTGTATCAGCAGAACTTTTTCGATAGGAGGTGGTCCCACATCTTGACAGCAGGAAAGACTGCAATAATCGTATCATCTAACCGTGTGGAAGTCCATGCGGTTTTCTTTTTGTCCTGTCGCATGACAGAAAACTAGGCAGACGATTGAAAGGACGGAAATATGGCAAGGAAAAAGCTTGGCAATCAAAATCCTACTCAATCGGTAATACTCAAATACGTTAAACGAAATTCTAAAGCCAAAGAAGCGATAGAACTCTATGAGCGAACAGGTCTGTCTTGTTATGCTTGGCAGGTCAATTTGCTTAATCCTATCATGGCTGTCGACAAGAATGGTCTATGGGTACATCAAAAGTTTGGCTACTCTATCCCACGTCGGAATGGTAAGTCGGAAATCCTCTATATGCTTGAGATTTGGGGCTTACACAATGGTTTGAATATCCTGCACACAGCCCATCGTATTTCTACATCGCATTCGTCCTTTGAGAAGGTCAAGCGTTATCTGGAAAAGATGGGCTATGTGGACGGTGAGGATTTTAATTCCATTCGAGCCAAGGGGCAGGAGCGAATCGAACTCTATGAGACTGGCGGTGTGGTCCAGTTCCGTACTCGGACAGGTACTGGTGGTCTCGGTGAGGGATTTGACCTGCTTATCATTGACGAAGCTCAGGAATACACTACGGAGCAAGAGTCAGCTCTTAAGTACACTGTGACGGATTCGGATAATCCGATGACGGTCATGTGTGGAACGCCACCGACTCCTGTTTCAAGCGGTACGGTCTTTACCAAGTATCGCGAGACTTGTCTGTTTGGCAAGGGTAAGTATTCAGGTTGGGCTGAATGGTCTGTGAATCAGGAGAAAGAGATTGACGATGTAGCAGCGTGGTACAATTCCAATCCGTCAATGGGGTATCATTTGAACGAACGCAAGATTGAGGCTGAACTTGGCGAAGACAAGTTAGACCATAATGTACAGCGTTTGGGTTTCTGGCCGACTTACAATCAGAAATCAGCTATATCTGAGACCGAGTGGAACGCACTCAAGATTGACGATATGCCGAAGCTGACTGGCAAGCTATTTGCTGGCATCAAGTTCGGGCAAGACGGTACCAACGTTGCTTTGTCTATTGCTGTTCGGACAGAAGACGGTCAATTCTTTGTGGAAACCATTGACTGTCAATCAGTGCGGAATGGTAGTGCCTGGCTGGTTGCCTTTTTGAAACAGGCAGATGTGGCTCAAATTGTCATAGACGGAGCTAGTGGACAGAAGATGTTGGAGGAGGAGTTGAAAGACTCTAAAATCCGCAATGTCATCTTGCCAACCGTCAAAGAAATTATCATTGCTAACTCGATGTGGGAACAGGGCATCTACCAGCACACGATTTGTCACAATGGGCAACCGTCGCTGTCTAAAGTCGTGACCAACTGCGACAAGCGGAATATTGGGTCCAATGGTGGTTTTGGCTATCGCTCACATTTTGACGATATGGATATTAGTTTAATGGACAGTGCTTTGCTAGCACATTGGGCTTGTGCTACAACCAAGCCTAAGAAAAAGCAACAAATTAGGTATTAAGTGGACAGGGGCGACCTGTCTTTTTTAATGCAAAAAATATTACCGAACTGCCGGGAAAGCAGGAGAAAGGAGACATTGATATGTCTGAATTTAAAGCAATCGAAACACAGGAAGAGCTAGATATGATTATCAAGGCTCGTTTGAATCGTCTGAAGGAGCAATATGCAGATTATGATGAGCTGAAATCTCGTGTTTCAACATTGGAAGCGGAGAACGCTGGGCTCAAAGAAACGGTCGCACAATCAAATCAGACTGCAGCTGATTTTGAAAGCCAAATTGAAGGGTATAAGTCAACTATTGCAGGTTATGAAACTGCGAAAACGAAGACGGCTATTGCTCTTAAATATGGCTTGCCTATTGAATTTGCTGATCGTTTGCAAGGCGAAGATGAAGCAAGTCTGACAGCAGATGCGGAACGCTTTGCAAGTCTCATGAAACCAAAAGCCCCAATCCCACCACTCAAGGATATTGAGCCAGAAGTAAAAGGTGAAGATGCCGCATGGCGAGACGTTATAAAAGATCTAAATAAAGGAGAATAATTTATGCCAACATCTATGAAAGCTGGAACACTTTTTAAACCAGAATTAGTAAAAGAAATTATGTCGAAGGTTCAAGGTCATTCGACTCTTGCTAAACTATCGACTCAAACTCCAATTCCATTCAATGGTACTGAGCAATTTATCTTTAATCTGGATGGTAATGCACAGATTGTTGGTGAAGGGGAGTTAAAGGGAGCTGGTTCAGCTACGGTCACATCAAAAGTAATCAAACCACTTAAGTTTGTCTATCAAGCCCGTTTGACTGATGAATTTAAATACGCATCAGAAGAGAAGCAGTTGGACTTTTTGAAACACTATGCCGATGGATTCGCCAAAAAGATGGCAGAGGCTTTTGACATCGCTGCATTACATGGTCTTGAACCAAAATCTTTAACAGATGCATCGTTTAAAGCGACTAATTCTTTTGATGGTGTAGTTACAGGGAATGTTATTACCTATAGCGCAGATAAAATCGATGACAACATTGATGCAGCTGTTCAAACTATTGTTATTAACGGAAACGAAGTGACCGGTATTGCCATGTCACCAGTTGCAGGTCAGGCTATGTCTAAAATCAAGGATAAATTTGATGGTATTATGTACCCAGAATTCCGATTTGGTCAGCGACCAAATAACTTCTTCAACATGGACCTTGACATCAACAAGACGCTAACCGTGACTGGCGGTACTGCCAAGACTGACCATGCCATTGTGGGCGACTTTAAAAATAAATTTAAGTGGGGGTATGCTGAAAATATCCCGATGGAAATTATTGAGTATGGTGATCCAGATGGCTCAGGTCGTGATTTAAAAGCTTACAATGAGATTTTGCTACGTACAGAGGCGTTTATCGGTTGGGGTATCCTTGATGAAACTGCCTTTGCTCGTGTTGAACAAGCGTAAGGAGGTCCCTTATGGCGATTTATAAGCACAAAGAAACAGGAGCAGTCGTAGTCACGGATAGCGAACTAAAAGGTGATTGGGAAATCGTTAAGGAACCTAAGACTAAGACCAAAGCAAAGGAGTAGCCTATGACTCCTTTTGCAACTAAATCCGACTTAGAGACCTTGTGGAGACCGTTGAAGTTTGACGAAACGGACCGTGCTGAAGCTTTACTAGATGTTGTATCCAATTCTTTACGTCATGAAGCTCAAAAAGTCGGGAAGGATTTGGATGAGATGATTGCTGATAGTCCGGTGTTTGCCTCGGTGGTCAAATCCGTTACAGTCGATGTAGTTGCTCGCACTCTCATGACATCAACAGACCAAGAGCCTATGACCCAATTTAATGAGTCGGCTCTTGGTTATTCGGTGTCAGGGTCATTTTTGGTCCCTGGTGGAGGGCTCTTTATCAAAGATAGCGAGCTGAAGCGATTGGGATTGAAGAAACAACGTTTTGGAGCGAGGGACATTTATGGGACGGATTAAAGGTGTACCGATTATCTTAATTGACAAACAGATTATTGGCAAGGATTCGTTCGGTCATCCAAAGACTGCAGATGTGGAAATGGTGGTTGAGAATGTCTTGATTGCTCCTGCATCAACTGAGGATATCACCAATCAAATCAATCTGACTGGTAAAAAAGTTGACTATACTCTTGCAATTCCTAAAGGTGATGTTCACAACTGGACGAACAAGGAAGTTCGTTTTTTCGGTCAGCGTTGGCGAACGGTTGGTGAGCCGCTGGAAGGTCTTGACCATCTGATCCCGCTTGAATGGAATAAGAAAGTGCAGGTGGAACGGTATGGCTAGAATGAAATTTAAGTTGAACCGTTCTGGTGTCCGTGACTTGTTAAAGTCGCCTGAGATGCAGGCAGTTTTGAATGACAAGGCAAATGCTATCCGAAACCGTGCAGGCGATGGGTATGAATCGGATATCTATGTTGGTAAGACTCGTGCCAATGCTATAGTTTATGCGGATAGCATTAAAGCTAAGCGGGACAACAAGAAGCACAATACCTTGTTAAAGGCGGTAAAATCATGATTGAAGTTATCACGTTGAACTTTTTGACCGAACATCTTTCTGTACCTGTCTATACAGAGCACGAGGAAGAGATGCCGGATAGCTTTGTGGTCTTTGAAAAGACCAGCGGTGGCAAGAAGAACTATCTGTATCAAGCGACTTTGGCGATACAATCTTATGGGCAGTCTTTGGAAGAGGCTGCCTTTTTGAATGAAGAGGTCAAAACGGTGGTTGAGAAGATGATTGAGCTACCGAGTATCAGCAAGGTAGAACTCAACTCGGACTATAATTTTACAGATACGGAAACCAAACGCTATCGCTATCAAGCGGTGGTGGATTTTATTTATTTTTGAAAAGGAGACTGTTAAATGGCAGATGCAAAACTTGTGTCATCGGCAAAGCCTGATATTGCTGGGGCGATTTCCTCAGCTCCAACGGGAACGAGCTTGCCGACCAATGCGACTACTAAGCTAAACACAGCTTTTAAAAATTTAGGCTACATTTCAGAGGATGGGTTGACCAACGAGGACACTCGTGAATCGGAAGAACTGAAAGCCTGGGGCGGTGATGTGGTTGATACTCCTCAAACAGGTAAATCAGACAAATTTACCTACAAACTCATTGAGGTGTTAAATGTGGATGTCTTAAAAGAGGTCTATGGTCCTGAAAATGTGAAAGGCGACCTTGAATCAGGGATTACTGTGGAGGTCAACTCTAAGGAATTGCCTACGCATCCATTGGTAGTGGATATGCTGCTGAAAAATGGTGCGAAGAAGCGGATTGTCATCCCAAATGCTAAGGTGATGGAAGTTGGGGAAATTACCTACGCCGACAGTGACTTGGCTGGTTATGAAACAACTATCCAAGCTCTGCCAGATAGCAAAGGCAATACACACTATGAGTACATTAAGGGAGCTAGCGAGTCAACAGGAACAAGCTCGCCATCGTCATCGTAAGGAGGTTTGAATGTTTGAAGTAAAAACTAGTACAGGTCTTGTGCTTAGCATTGACCAAGACCGTTTGGAAAACTATGAGCTTTTTGAGGCAATCGCTGCTGAAGAATCTGGAGACAGTGGTGCCATGATTCGGATTGTCAATTTGTTACTCGGTGACGAAGCGAAGAAACTCAAGGACCATGTCCGCACAGAAAAAGGGCTGGTGCCTATTTCTGCTCTTGGTGCTGAAATCAAGGATGTCTTTGAACAAGTCAAAGACTTAAAAAACTCGCAATCCTCGCCAGAATGATTGCGGCAGATGAGGATGCTCTTGTCTGTGATTTGGCTGAAACCTATGGCATATATGATTATCGACAGCTACCTATAACTCGGGTAGCTGTTTTTGCTTGTGGTTTAAGTGAGTCATCACGGATTAAGAAGGTCTTGTCTGGTCAGAAGGAAGACTTGGATACTCTGCTGCTTGCAGGTATCTATGATACGGTTCGCTTGCTCTTTTGGGCTAAAACTAAGGACGGGCAGGCTGGACGGAATCGTCCAAACTCTGTCACTCAAGCCTTGGAAGGGTCGAAAGTGGAACGTGAGGAGAGGGTCTTCTCATCTGGTGAGGAGTTTGAACGTGCTATGCGTGCACTAGAAATAGAGATTGGAGGTGAGGAGCATGGCGACTGATTTGGGTTCTGCTTATGTGCAGATAGTCCCGTCTGCAAAAGGCATTAGCGGGTCGATTTCAAAATTATTGGGTGGCGAAGTTGATAGCGCTGGTAGGTCAGCTGGGTCAAGTCTTGGCGCCTCGCTCGTCTCTGCTTTAAGCGGAGCACTTGCGGCTGCAGGAATCGGAAAAATAATTGGTTCTGCTTTGAGTGCTGGTGCTGATTTGCAACAATCTTTCGGTGGTCTGGATACTATCTATGATGGTGCACAGGATTCGGCGAAACGTTTTGCACAAGAGGCCTACAAGGCAGGTGTTTCTGCAAATACATACGCAGAGCAAGCTGTATCCATGGGTGCGAGCTTAAAGCAATCACTTGGTGGTGATTCAACCAAAGCGATTAACATGGCTAACAAAGCTATCATGGACATGACAGACAACGCCGCGAAAATGGGAACGGACATAGGTGTTATTCAGCAGACCTATCAAAGTCTTTCTCGCGGAAACTATGCCATGCTGGATAATCTTAAACTCGGCTTTGGTGGTACAAAGTCAGAAATGGAACGATTATTGAAGACTGCTGAAGGTTTGCCGTCTGCGATGGGGCGTAAATTTGACATCAGCAACTATGCGGATGTTGTCGAAGCTATCCACCTTGTGCAAGAAAGCATGGGGATAGCTGGAGTTGCAGCTGCAGAAGCTCAGAATACTTATTCAGGATCCTTAGCTGCTATGAAAGCGAGTTGGGAAAATACACTGGCAGGCTTGTCCTTGGGCGAGAATATTGCTCCGCAATTACAAGCCTTAGCGTCGACAACGTCTAATTTTTTATTCGGTAACCTTATTCCGATGGTTGGAAATATTTTCAAAGGGTTGCCATCTGCGATTGGAACGTTTATCGCTGAGGCAATGCCTCTGATTTTGGAGCAAGGAAAGGCACTGTTGTCTGGTCTTGTGATTGGAGTTGAGACAGGGTTACCAGAGTTTGAAATGTTGGTTACAGGTCTGACAGCGAACGTTCGTCAGTGGTTTATCGAAGAGTTTCCAACACTTATGCAAACAGGCGTAGAATTACTTTCTAATCTCGGACAAGGGATTATCAGTGCTATTCCAGACCTGTTGATAACATTTAGCTATATTTTTCTTGATCTTGTTGTTGCATTTGCGAACTTTTTACCTACGATGTTACAAGCGGGTTCTGACTTGCTTTTAAATCTCATTGATGGAATTATCTTAAATATTCCAAACTTGCTGTTATCGGCGCAGGAAATTTTTAGGTCTTTTACGGAAGTTATTCAAGGCTCGTTGCCTCAAATGTTGGAAAAAGGTTCCGAAATTCTTGTTAATTTGGTGCAGGGCATTGTTGAGCGTTTGCCTGAAATCGGTAGTGCAGCGATTGAATTGGTCGGAATGTTTATAGATTTTTTGACACAAAATCTTCCAGATATTTTACGGATGGGTGTTGAATTTGTCGTCAATATTGTGAATGGATTAGTTCAAGAATTACCCCAACTCACTTCCACAGCGTTAGAGCTTGCGGGAGAGTTTTTATCGATGCTTTTATCGAAATTACCAGATATATTGTCTGCTGGTGTGGAAATTTTAACAACTCTAATCAGTGGAATTCTGAGCATTTTAGGGAATGTTGGTCAAGCAGCACTCGATATTGGTGCTGAGTTGCTAGGCGGTGTTGAGGACATCGACCTATTTGCTGCTGGTGCTGCAATTTTAAGCGGTTTCGTTGACGGATTACGCTCCATGTGGGGAGAAGTAACAAGTTTTGTCGGCGGTATCGCTGGATGGATTGCTGAAAACAAGGGTCCTATCTCATACGACCGTGTACTGTTGAAACCTGCGGGTCTTGCTATCATGCAAGGTTTAAATACCAACTTACAAGTGGGATTCAAGGATGTCATGGGAACGGTATCTGGCATGGCTGGAGCGATTGCCAAGCCTTTTGAAAATCAGTCTTTGGCCTATGATATGAGTTCGAGTGCATCGGTTGATGTCCGTCGAAACTTGCTGTCTTCTACTGGCGATTTGGCTGGAAGTGATGGAGGCAGTAGCTTGAGTGCACGTTTGGCCAATATCGAGAGATTTTTATCTGCTTTGGTGGATAAGGAGTTGGCAGTCTATTTGGACGGTGAGAAATTGGCTCAGAATAGTTACATGCATCAAGGAGCGATTATGGCAAGGGAGGGGATTTAATGGATTATATGATAATCAATGATTTAAACACCTCCACTCTTGCAGATTGCCATGTCCTTGACTTTGGTAAGGCCCAGGCGTCGATTGAGAGGTCTGAACAAGTCGAGGTCTTTGGTGCCAATGGTCAACTACATGTCAGCGAGGGTGCGTACGATGGCTACAACAGGACATTTATCATCACGCTACGGCATTTGACAGATGCTATGCGCTTGATTGAGGTTTTTCAGTCGGAAAATAATACGGTGGAATTCGGCTATCTGAGGGATAGCCTTTTCTACTGTGATTTGGTGTCTAGTAGCTATATGCCACTCGGGCCACATCGTTGGAAGGTGGAAGTTACTGTGTCTATGCATCCGTTTCGTTATGTTAAAAATCCAGCTGATGTCGTTTTGACTTCATCTGGTTCAATTCAAAATCCTGGAACGGTCTATTCTGAGCCTATCATCATCATAGAGGGTTCGGGACGGGTGACCTTGACCATTGGGCAACAATTGATGGAGTTGGAATTGGATACTCGAGCGACCATTGACTGTCGGCATAAGCGACAAAATATCTATGACAAGAATGGTGCTGTAAAGAACACCATTCGCAAGCGTGGTCCGTTTTTTGAGATACCTGTAGGAAGAAGCGGTATTTCAACAAGTGGAACGGTCTCAAAAATAACAATCACAGGGAATTGGAGGTACAAGGTTTGATCTATCTTAAAGACGGGAACATCCCGCTCAATCTTGCTTATGATGATGACATCGTGCAGGAAGCCAATAGTACCTACCAACTTTCCTTTAAATTTCCCTTGACTGACGGGAAGTGGAATCTACTTAGACGAGAAGTCTTTCTGCTGGCTGATGATCTGCACGGCGAGCAAGAGTTTTTCATTTTTGAAGTAAAGAAAGCCAACGGCTATGTGCAGGTCTATGCTAAGCAGGTTGCAACTCTATTGAATTACTACTCTATCAACTCCATCTCGGTTGACAGGGTTCCAGGGCAGACGGTTATGACTGCTTTGGCAGGTAGCGTTAAGCGACCATGTCCATTTACGTTTTTTAGTGACATTTTAGACCGTCATACGTTTAATGAGTTCAATGTATCTGTAATGGATGCTTTAGTAAAAGAGAAACACTCTATTCTTGGTCAATGGGGTGGTGACTTGGTACGAGATAAGTACCAGGTCAAGTTGTTAAAAAATGGCGGTATCGAGAACGAGTCACTGTTCATGTACAAAAAGAATCTCAGTAGCTACGAAGAATCTGAGAACATTAACAACTTAAAGACACGACTGCATCTCAAAAAGACAATCCAAGGACAGTCTGAGGGTGAGGCAGACCGTGTTATTGCTGTGACAGTGGACAGTCCGTTGATTGGGCAATATCGTCAAATATACGAAGCCGACATTGAGGTCAATGACCAAGATGTAACAGATGAAGCTAGCCTTTTAGCTTATGGGCAGAGGTATTTTGGCTCAACTCTTTGTGATTTGGTAGAAAACTCTATCAATCTGGATGTCAAAGGCAAGTCTGATGTATCTGTTAAGATGTTCGACACGGTAAGTGTATTCCACGAGCGATTCGATGTTGATTTGCGTTTGAAAATTACTAGCTACCATTTTGCACCGATGTCCAAGCGATTGAAATCCATAGGATTTGGTAAGGTGTCGCAATCTGTCAAGTCTACAGTGGCAAGCATGGTCGCTGGCAGTGTTGACAAAGCAACTGGAAGATTGTCAGCATCCTTTGAACAGAAACTGCAGAAGGAGATTGATAATGCAAACCGTCATTTCGACGCCGAATTTGAAAAGCGAGTCGAGGAAATCAACGACGGTATCGAGCAGTCAAAGGCGGAGGCTGAGAGGCATGCAGACAATATCAAGAGAAGTATTGATACTGAAATCGCCCAAGTCGAACAATCCATGCAATCCCAGGCACAGGAACACGACAGACAGGTCGCAGATATTTTGTCCAAGACTCAATCTGTCGAATCGCTTGCCAACCAAGCCAAATCGGATGCGGCTAGTGCTATTACGCAAGCGTTGCAGTTTAAAAACGAAGCTATCGCAGATGCAAGGGCGCAGGTTGCGACGGTCAGTCAAGCCTTAAACACTGCCAAGTCCGAACTGCAGACGGCAATCGCTAGTGCAGACCAAAAGGCTAGGGATAGTCAAGCGAGTGCTACAGCTTTGCGAAACGACCTCAACTTGCAAGCTAGCAAGATTTTGGCACAAGCACGAGCACAGACGGCTTTGACCAATCGTGTGTCGACAGTCGAGACTTTGGCAGATGGCACGAGGTTAACAGTCGCAGAACTGTCTAAAACCGTATCTAAAGCAACTGGAGACATCACTAATGTTACCAGTCGAACCAAGACCGTAGAAGACACTCTGAGCCAAACCAGGACCCAATATGAGGCTCTGACGCAGACTGTCAATACCCAGACAGGACAGATTGATAGTATCAATCGTAAGACTGCTGACTTGCAGAGTGGAATCGACGGCGTGACGGAGCGGTTTGAGAGTTTAAGGGTTGGTGGCAGGAATTTGATTCCAGGCTCCAAAACATTTACCGGGTCACATTGGGAAAAAGAGGGTACGTGGCAATTAGAGGAATCGCTTTACAAAGGTGCAGGTATACTCACATGGGTTAGTGGGAAAAAAGCATCACCTCTGGGTAGGATTATGGTCCAAGCTGGGGAAATATATACTTTTAGCGCCTACATCAAAAAAGAGAATCTCGGGACAGTATATTTTTACTTGTATGACTCGAATAATACACAGTATGCGACTGCAGATGCACCTCGTGAGACTTTAATACGTAATGTTGGAGATAGCTTCCAGCGGTTTACAATCACTTTTAAAGTTACTCGGTCAGGAATGCTAAGACCTCGATTTGCTATTCTGGATGCTGATACGGGTGGCTTTAGTGTAGCAGGCTATCAACTTGAAAACGGAAGCTTGGCATCAAACTACATCGAGGCCCCTGAAGATATCCACTCAGAAATCGCAACATACAAGCGCACTGCTGAGGAATCTAGCGCAGAGTTGTCTCGTCAAATCCAACTGGCAGATGGCAAGGCTGTCGAAGCTAAGACCTACGCCCAGCAGACGGCTGATGCAATCAATACTCGACTAGAGAGCCTCGAAACGTACAAAGATGCGGAAGGCACACGAGCCAACCAATATCTGACGGCCAGTCGGACTGAAACTGCCAAACAGTTATCTGCCGAGCGTGCCGCGATTGCTACTAACTATGTGGCCAAGTCTACCTATGACGAAAATGTCCGTGGAACAACACTAAAACTCAACGAGATTAAGTCTACCGCAGACAATGCCAAGCAAAACCTAGCGACTTATCAAAATACAGTTGATGGGAAGTTGGAAGAATTGACCTCAAGTACACAGACGCTTGATGGGAAAATCAACACTGCAAGTGCCAAAATCACTCAAAATGCACAAGAGATTAGCAAACGTCTGACAAGTACACAGGTTGATAAAGCAATCACTGATAAGGGATATCAGACCAAGTCACAAGTTGATAACAACATTACAGGGCGTGGTTATATTACAAGTAGTTCTCTGCAACCGTATGCTCTATCGACGACTGTGCAAAATCTTGTCAAAGAGACTGCGGATAGTTTCAGTCGGACGATTAGCGAGACTAAGGCGTTGATACCGACCGAAAACGGTGGCACTAACCTAATCATCGGAAGCATGACTAGATTACCGACGCCTTACCAACAAGCTAGCCTTATCTTTACCAAAAACCAAAGCGTGCAAGAGTGGCAGGCAACTGATGCTGTCAGGGTACAAGGAACTAAAGGTAGCGATAATGTTTTTTGCTACCTAAATACTGGACGATCAGCTTACAAATCAATTAGTGGCGTTAAATACGTGCACAGCATCTATATCAAAAACACAGGCGCACCTTTCCAGATATCAAATAACTTGCGCAAGACAATTGATATTGCGACAGGCGAAACTAAGAGAGTGGTTATATTTGGTGTTGGTACTGGCACTAGCTACTTGCAGATTGATTTTCGGCAGTCAGGGACCGGTCAATTAGATTTTTACTATTGGCACCCACAGATTGAAACTGGAGCTATTGTAAATGATTGGTCACCAGCTCTGGAAGACCTTGCCACTGTCACAGCTCTACACAATGTCAGCGACACAGTCGACAGCCACACACGTACTATCGGGGCGGTCGGCACGACTGGAAGTATCCTCGATAATGTCAGCAAGGTTACTCAGACGGCTAATGGGCTGGTCCAAGAGGTGTCTGGTGCTAACGGGCTTAAAACACAGGTCAGCACACTTGCTGGGTCTTATGCTGTTAAGAATCTGAACAGTTCTGGTGATATCTTATCGCAAGCCAACCTGTCATCCGCTCAATTCTTGCTTGAAGCGGCTAAAATACGTTTAAAGGGCAAGACCTTGGCGGATGAAATTCAGGCTATCGATGGTAAATTCGGCACGCTATTTGTTGCAGACGGTACATTTGCCAAGCTTAATGCCACCGTCATCGGCTCGCAGGCTATCACAGCCGACAAACTGAAGGTGGACCAGGCATTTTTTGACAAGCTAATGGCCAATGATGCCTACTTGAGACAGCTTTTTGCCAAGTCAGTTTTTACCACTCGGGTTCAAGCTGTCACATTGTCGGCAAGTAAGATTTCAGGCGGAATCCTGACCGCAACTAATAGGGCTATGGAAGTCAATTTGAACGCTGGCCAAATTCTGTACTATACCGACCAAGCAGCCCTCAAACGTGTTTTGAGTGGCTATCCTACCCAGTTTGTCAAATTCGCAACTGGTACGGTTGCTGGCAAGGGGAATGCGGGGGTTACTGTAATTGGCTCAAACAGATGGAATTCAGAATCATCAAATGATGGCGGTTTCGTCGGTATTCGTGCCTGGAACGGCTCTAATATAGACTCATTGGACTTGGTTGGAGATGATATCCGACTAGCAAGTTCAGCATATGAAAATCCAGACGGCTGGGATGTTAATACCTTGCCTGGTAAGCTGTCGATTGATGCTCACAATGCAGGCGATAGGCCTAGCTCACGGTTGAGTATTGGAGATGTTCAGCTATTCAGGAATGCGAGCAACTATGTCAGTCTGATGGATGTGCTGCAACAATTTAACCAAAACTTTAAGCATCTCATTAATATCACTGGTCGGGGTGATGTCATCTTGACTTGGGATACAATCAAATAAAGGAGAATCAGATGAACTCAGAACAACAACTTATTCAGGCTTTACGCTTGACCATCAATGGTTTGACAGAACAGTTGACTAGTGAATCAACCACAAAAAACTTATTGGCTATCCAGCTGACAGATGCTGAACAGAGCAATAAGGTACTCACTCAGCAAAATGCAGAGCTTCAAGCACGAGTATCCGAACTGGAAGCTCTACTCGATGAACAAACCAAACCAGAAATTATTGAACAAGAAGGAGAATAATCATGACTGAAACTACTAAAAATACTTTACTCGACTTATCAACTATTACAGAACCATTTGACCTTGCGACTGCACTCGTCTACATGAAAGAGCACGGAGAATTTATCCGTTGTAAGTCAGCGACACAAGACTTCTATATGTACCGTGACGTGCAGAAACGTCCTGCAATCGTAAACGGTCGTCGCAAGTTTGTGGACGTGGAAACTATCTGGGCTTTTAACCAATGGGGCGGGACCGCTGCGACAATTAATATTGCCGACATGCTCAATGAGGAATATTGGATTATGAAATTTGATGAAAACGGAAATCCAGACTGGACAGACCCACAAGGGGCAGAATCAAACGAGGTCTAGCCTATGCCTAACGAAATTTTGCACATCATCGGAGCGGTGGCGCCTACTATTGGTGTCATCGCAACTGGTGGCTTTGGCTATCTTGCAGCACGGTCTAACAACCTCAATAAGGCTCAGTTTGGCGAGCTTAAACAGGGTATGGAAGACATCAAGGATGATGTGTCCAACTTAAAAAGAGTCGCCGATGACAACCAAGTCAGTTTGGTCGCTGTCCAAGAGGAAATGGACACTTTGAAAAACAGCGGTAGAAGTAGCCGTCGTTATACACTTTACAAGGATTTGGACGCAGCGATTGCCCGTGGCTGGACAACACTTGAGGAACGCCGTGAGATTGCCAAACTCTTTGATAGTTACAAGATTTTGGGCGGCAATGGCGAGATTGAAACCATGTATCAAATCTATATTCAATTGCCTATGAAGGAGGGGTAGAATGAATCATTTAACAGAGCTTATTTTAGGCACAGCAACTGGGATTTTCGGCATTGTTGCTGGTGTAATAATCCACGAAATCAAGAAGTATCTGATTGCCAAAGGCGGTAAACGAGCCATTGAAATCACAGAGATTTTGGCACGGAATGCCGTTAACGCAGTTGAACAGATTACCAAATTAGACCAAGATAAGCACGTCGATAAGTTAGACATGGCTAAGCGTCGTATAAATAGCCAGCTTGCCAAATACAACATTTACATGACCGAAACACAGTTGGAAACCTTTATTGAATCAGCTGTAAAACAGATGAATGATAGTTGGAAGGGAGAAGAAAATGACAACAGTAAATGAAGTAGTTAATTTTGCCAAAGACCTAGCCAACCGTGGACAAGGTGTAGACTATGATGGTTGGTACGGTAAGCAGTGTGTAGACCTACCTAACTGGATTTGCGGAAAATTCTTCGGCAAGCCTTTGTGGGGCAATGCCATTGATTTGATAAAGTCAGCCAAGCAACACGGCTTTGATGTGCATTACATGCCTACTTCAGAACGTCCACGTCCAGGGGCCATCTTTGTCAAAAACTACTGGGCTAACGACGGTATCAACTATGGGCATACTGGTCTGATTATCGGTGTTAGTGGCAATACTGTCCAGACAATCGAGCAAAATCTTGTTGGTAATCTGTCTGTCGGTGGTCCTGCTCAATATGCTAGCCAGCAAATCAGCAACCTTGTCGGCTGGTTTTATCCACCTTACAGCGACTCTACTGCAGTGGTAACACAGGCAAGCAGTGGCAATCTTGGTAAGATTAAAGACGAGAAGGGGACAATGACCGTTAAAGCATCTCTACTCAATGTCCGAGACAAGCCTGGTCTAGACGGTAAAGTTGTGGCAACGTACACGCATGGCGAGCAGTTTAATTATGATTCGGTCTATATTGCCGATGGATACATTTGGGTATCGTATATTAGCCGTAGCGGTGTACGTCGCTATGTAGCAGCAGGCGAGGAGTCAAATCGGCGCAACGTGGTGCCTTACGGTACGTTTAAATAGTATTTTCACCCCAGCGTTTGCTGGGCTTTTTTGTTTGCCCAAAACACAGTAAAGTACAGTAGTCTCTTCGTTCAAAAATAGCCATTTTGTCAATAATGGTTGCCGGAATTGATTTCTTTTTTTGACAAAATGGGCAAAATGAGAGAATAGCAAAACCCCTCAGCGATTGCTGGGGGCTTGTTTTGTGTTATAACGGACTTTATTTTTTTAGACTATTATAGTATTCTGTTATCTTGATAACTTTATCAAAAGACATGCCGCCAATGTCAGTTCGACCTTTGACATAGTTTGCCAAGGTTTGCTCTGAAATGCCTGTGGCTTGTGCAATTTGATAGCGCGAATGTGTCTGGAAGAAGTTCATCATTTCTTCTTTGGATAATACTTGGATCATAGATACTCCTTATTTGAAAACCAACCAGAGTAGCAATGCAATCAGCAATGACCACACCAAGAAGGCTTTCCAGTCAAAACCATGTTTGTTTACTTTGTATTTTACTTTCATAGCATTTTTTGATAATATTTAAGTACACCCCCGAAGGGGTGGATAGTGATTACTCACTATCCAATTCGAAGTGCCATTCAAGAGTTAGAATGATAAGATTGAGTTTGACGACTACTTTATTATTCTTTATCTTGATTGGCTTTTTTAAGTACCTAAACAT